AGCATGGCTTGGCCTCTGTCCCGATTACCTCCGGGTCTCGGCGAGGCGAAGTCTTTCGAGGGCACCCTGTGTGGTGACTTCTACTTTTTTAACCGAAAAGGTAGAAAGGTTGTTATGTCCAACCTTTTCCGGCATGACATCCTACCCTCAACGAGGAAAAGGATCCTTTTTGGTTTAGAACTCTTTCGAGATCTACCGGTGGATGTGGTAGATAAGATTTCTAAATCTAATGAGACACGTATACGACATTTAATCTATACGTGGCGTGCAATTGAAGACAATTGCAGGCTTGCATCTCCCATTCTTTTCGAATGTCGAAAGAGTGAGCTGATTTCTCGGCTATGGCGGTGGTGCGTATGTAATCATACGTATAACCCCAATAGTGTTCTTGACACATGGAAAAAGGCCATGTTGTCGATACGGCGTTTCGTCAGTAAAGACCAAGAGCACTCTGTTCCTTTTCCCCGGCAAATACCTGGGTGTAAAAGGGGCCGAATCGGTTTCTTGTGGTTCGATACCTTTCCATGGTTATGGCATGTATTATTAAACATGACGCTTAGCAAAGAGGTAAGCGAAAGGGTTACGATGCTCACACAAACAAGAAACTTTCCAGTTCCGGTTATTACGCCGAAACGGGAAAAAGAAGAGATACTTGAGTTCCATCGTGAACTCACGAAGCCACGGGTGGATTGTCCACCCTGGGTTCAGAGTGTCTCTTCTTCGATAGGAAGGGATTGTAAGGAGAAACAAACTTACGATCTCTTCCCACACATATCTGTATCCTTCTCTGCAAGCGCAAACAGAACGCGTAGCCAGGGAGGAAAAGGCATAGAGCTTCTTCAACTCTATGTCAGCAGATATCTGTACTCCGTTCCACAAAAGAGTCAAAAAGCTCAGACGTGGTTTGGGAGAGAGTATTGGATTGAGGAAGGTGTTCCAAAACTATACACAATGTGTAGGGAGTCGGCTTTAGATACGAAATTTCGTAACTTTCTATCGTCGTCTTTTAGGACGTTCGACGCACCCAATACTCTGGTGGAACTATACCTATATGGGGTATACTCAAGTGGGAAACTTGAGGAACCGATCTTTGGGTTGGATCGGGAGTTCGCACCACAACTCTATCAGATGTCTCTCGAGATTCTTATCGACGAGGGATACCTAGGCGAGTTGCCCCCTTATTGCGATTTAGAGATCGCAAAAAGAGGAATTAGCTCAGTGGTAGGTGAAAAACCTATACCATGCAGGGCACATTGTGTCCGTGAGCCAGGCGGTAAGATAAGGTGGGTCACAATGGAACCATCTTATGTTAACGTTGCATGCCAACCTCTTGCCCATATGATGGCAGGATTACTCAATCGAGTCCCAGCTTTATATTCGGCATTTAACCGAAGCTGGAAGGCATGGGATTTTGCAGATACACTCAGTATCCAAGATCCAAACATATCACAGATGGGATGGACAGTCGGTGTTTACGACCTAACATCAGCATCTAACAACCTAGATAAGGGAGTGATGCGTGCCGCCTTAACAGAGTTTCTTAGCTCTGCCTTGGG